TTACTGAGAAGTTTTTCAATTGCTCCTCCTTCACCATCTGTTCCGTCATGTTGATGACCAGTAGTTTCAAAAGCTGCATCCACCAAACCAAATTCAGTAGTGAAGTCTGAAGCCTCAATAGTTTCGCCATCTACAAAATAGCTAAGACCTTTTGTATAACCTGTACCCATTACATTCTACCTCCCGGTGTAAATTCTAATCCAAATCCTTTCAGGGTATACGTTGGATTACTACTTGAATCTGTAAACTTTAAAGCTACAGCAAAACCTGAACCCTCTACAGATTGTCTATATAAAGGCGTATACACTGACGCATTGTATTCAGACGAGCCATATGTGCCACCACCATAAAAAGCTGCACCTGCAGGGTCTTTAAGATCATAGAGAGCAGGGCTAGGTAAAAGAATATCACCATAGTCATACTCAAGATTCATGTCTACGTCTTTTACAGTTCCTGTGCCTATATAGTTTATGATAATTCTTTGCATATTTTTTCTTCTACCTACATCACCCATAGTATAGTCTACAGTTCTGTATGTAGCGGATATAGCAGTTCCATCAAAGTCTCTACCACTCTCTTGTTTGTAAACAAACCCATCATCATAATCACCATGCAATATTGTTTCTACATTAGAAATAAACCCTGAAGCTGCTATGCTTGGCTTAATACCTTTAATATCTGAATACTCCCATCCTATCTGTCCTGATTGTGCATTTCTTTTTAATACTCCAATCAGACCTGTCATATTAGACTCAGTGCCTGAAGTAGTAGGAAAGTACATACGGTATTGGCTTTTACTTTTTATAGTATGAGATGATAAATTTGATATTTGATTTGAAGATAAAGCATTTAATCTAGGTTGAACTTGTTTTGAAATCGTGCCTAATTCAATGTCATCAATACGCTCAGTTCCTGCTACTGTTCTTAGTCCATCAGGAGCAAGAAATATAAGATCACCACCTATTTCTTGAATAGTAAAGTGAGATAAACAACCTATGTTTCTGGTTATAGGTTGAATTTGAAAGTCTGCTGAACTAGAGCCGATAAGTTTATATATTTCATTTTTACAAAATATAATTAAAGCTTCTCTAAATGGTTTAAGACTAACCACATCACTACCAAAAGCTATTTCTCCTGCACCAGATGCTGCACTAAAATCATTTTCATTAAACGGTGCGCTAAACTTTACAGTGTGAGGTGAGTTAGACATCCCTCCAAAAAACAAATGTCCTTTAAACTCTTGTACAATATCAGGAGCAGTAGGCTTGGTTCCACCTGCTGAAGCTGTTATTGTTACATAGCTAGAGCCATCCCAAATAGCGGCATCATTAACCCCATCTGCCATAGCCAAGTTTTCTGTACCATCAAAATCGTATGTTACAAAAGAGTACCTACCTGCACTAGTTCTATTGGTTGCAATATTAGTCCAACCAGACCCACTAGAAAACTGCACATTTGCTCCTCTTGCTGCAACTACAAATTGATTTTTGTAAGTTGATATGCCTAAAACAATACCACTGCCTGAAAGAGCATTAGTATCAAACTTTTCAAACCCTAATATCTTTGCATACCCACCTTGCACATCTGGCTCAAAATTTTGCAAAGTAGTAGCCTCTCCCGGCTTCATAACAAAAATACTTTGGTCTAAAACTAAACCACCTTCACAATTTACATTGTAGGCTTCAATTGGCATTAAACGGCTCTCATATAATTTTTTTGTTGTACTAACTCAGAACGCATACGTTTTACTCCTAGCTCATAATCTCTAAGAGAAAACTGTGCAGCGTTATCATTACCACGTAATTGATGGGCAAAGTATTTTGCTCTTGCTACAATTACATCGTGAAATCTTTTTGGTATTACAGGAATATCACTAAATGCTGAAAGAGGCTCTGGTTCAAAGAATACACCAAGCTCAACTGCATAAAAGTCATTATCAGGAGAGGGACATAAAACAAAAGCATCAAAATTAGTTGTAGATATTTCTTCTGGTTTACCAAACCCACTATCAGGTGCAGATAAAGCACGATAGGCTTTTTCTCTTTTTGATGTGTAGTTACGACTACCTCTGTAGTATTCATCTTTGTCTAAGAAATACAGATACTCACCTGACACATCATTTGGAAATACTTCAATAAAATCTATGTCTACGTTTGCAGAGTCTTCATTACTAAGAGTAATAAACGTTTGCTGAGTAGAGGCAGTAAAGCTAGTGGTTTGTATTCTACCTCCACCTACGTTAGATATAGAAAAAGACTCCGATAGGTCAGAGTCTTTGTCAGAGGAGGAACCTGCAAATACTTTTAAAGTTACTGCAGTTGCGCTACTTGTTCCTGAAGAAAAACGCACTGTTATTCTGTAAGTATCATTTACTACAGTGGGTATAGCCTGATCTACTGTTCCATCATTTAGTCTAAGAACACCTGCAGCGTAAGCTAAGTTGCCACTAGATGCATTTGATAATTCAGGAGTGCCAGAGGTGCTTGTTCCTGCAGGGTTGGTTGATCTTGAACTCCAATAGTCTGATAGAGTAAATGCTTTATCAAAACTACCATTTGTAATTAAGTTACGACCTATTATAAAAGCAGTATCAAAATCAATATCTGTGCAGTCAAGAATGTTACCGCTTGTAGCTGTAGCACTAGAAGATGCACCTGTTAAAGTTTCAGAACTTTGAAATATACCATCCTCTACTTCAAGTATAAGAAAAGAAGGACTAATCTTTCTTACTATTCCTATAGCACTGCTAGTTCCTCCTGTAACTCTTTCATTCATAGTAAATGCACCTGATACAGAAGATATTTTTATTTTAGTAGGAAACTTGTATTCTCTTCTTCCACCAAACAAAGTATAGTTTACTAACTCATAATTGTATGGCCATTGATTATGCTCATTGTTAATATCACGAATAGCCCTGTTGACATCTTCTTTAACAGTCTTTTGAATACCACGAGTTCCTGATAAACCTACAGCAGAGGCTGCAATTGTAGTTTCATTTAAGTCTAAAAGCACTGCATTTATTAGTTCAGCATAATTCATTTTCTTTGCCCCCACTCTTTATGCAGATAATTTCTTATAAGTTCTATTTTTACTTTAATCATTTTAGCCTGTTCAGAATTAAGTTTTTCAAGAAAGTTCCCTACTTCAACTACATTTTTTAATATAAAAGAACTTTCGTAAGAAGCACAAGAAGACATCCAACCTACAATATTATGTCTAACACCTTTTGTTACTTCTTTAACACCGTGAGGATATATTATAGGAAATATTATTGCTTCACCTGCTGCTAATTTTTTTCCTACTTGTCCTATAGGAGTTTCTACTATAAACTCTCCACCCTCATACTCATCTTGTAAACATATGCTCCATCCATAATCAAAGTACACATTGTTTGATTTAGGCGAAGCTCTAAAAGAATCTATATGTAAATCGTAATAGTCACCTGATTTATATTTATTATAAAAATTTATTGATACTCTGTTAGGGCAGTAAACACTATCAATATAAAAGCTATCATAAAATCTACTTGATATTAACTTTTTAACTTCATCTGGCACTGAATTAGATTCTGTGTTTTGTTTATTAACACCTGTATTTTTTCCATCTTCATAAGTTTTATCTTTTGGAAGATGATCTAAACAGAACTTTACATCTTCATCATTTAGCAATTTAAAAAACATATTTTACTCCTTCAAAGCAAATCACAACAAAGAGTGTGAGGTTTTTAAAAGGAACCCCACAAAACCTTTAGTGCGTTACGTACCCGAAGAAACAGTTGCCGCTTCAGTTAGTGGGTTGCGTGAAATGTCAACCAAACAAACATGAACACGGAAACGTGCAGCACTTTCACCAGACGATCCACCATCAAGAATAAGAGCGTCAATAGTGTCAGCACTTGTAAGAATACGTGCGTTAGAACCTGAAGCACCGACTGCTGCTTCAAGAAAGGGTGTGAACCCTGCGGCAAGTGCAGAACCGTCAACAAAACAGTCTACATCACCACCAGTTATTCCAACATCCAAAGTAATTTGACCATTGCCTCGTGCTTCAAGAACTTCTAAAGCACCTGCAATAATCATGCTATCAGCAGGGACATCAATCAATTGAATAACGTCACCACCTGTGCCACCATCTGCAGTGTCATGGACCTGAGAGGTAATTACATACGGAGTAGGCATACGAGATGGATGACCTACGGTTCCTCCACCTGAAATAGTACGATCAATAGTAGCCATAATCTATGCCCTCCTATTAGCTGTAATCAACTATGCCAAGGACAAGGGCTTCAGGACGAAGTACCTTGCGACCAAAGACATGAAGACCACGTACAACGTCAGCAAAGGAATCAGGATCACGGATGGCCTCTGTTTTAGCAATCTGAGAAGCAGTTGCTGTAGAAGAAATATGACCTGCGAGAACTACGTTCTCTCCTGTTGCGACACCACTCACAGACACCATATCTGTAGTTGTCGTAGCATCTGCAGATTGTCGCAGTGCGTTAGACTTATACAGAGTGAAGCCCATGATTTTTTGATTGGTTACAAGACCATTACGAAGAGGTGATACTTGATCGCCAGTTACTTGAACTTCAACGATTTTAGCACCTGCTTTGTAAAGGTTCTCATAGACACGAGGAGGGGCTACAAACCAACGACCTTCTTCTGGTACGTCTTGCTCGTCAAGCTTACGTGCCATAAGTGCCATGAGGTTTACAACATCATCACCTGCATCTGATCCTGCTACTGTTACAGGAGTACCCCCAGTACCAAGATTAGAGTCAGTTTCAACTGTGCCAGAAGCACCTTTGATACCTGCATTATCAATCATGTTTTGAAGGATGTTTTTGTCAAAATTACGCTTTAGTGAAAAAGCACCAGAAGAGGTTGACAGAGCCTCAAAGTTTACATGAGACTGTCTCTCTTCTATGTCGTCCACTTTAAAAGCAAACGCATTGGCCTGATCTACGGTCAATTGAATTTCATCATCTGCGAGGTCTTGCGGAGTGACCACAGAACCACGAGTGTAAGATGAAATGGTGACTGTTGGTTCTTTAATAATACGAACCGTGTCACCAAAGTTCTCAATTTCTCCTGCATAGTCAGTATTTGTAATATCTTCAACTACTGATGCTCTACGAAAAAATTTAAGAACCTTTTGGCTATAGATTTCGGCCTGAAAATTACCCGAAGGTAAACTACCGTATCCGGCTGCAGTTCCTACTGCCATTTTTCAAGCTCCATTAATTATTAACGATACGACCTTCTATACGAGCTTGATCAATTTCCTTTTCATATTTCTCAAACTCGTGTGGTTTTAACCTACGTATCTCTGATGCCGTCCATGTTTTTTTATTAGCTGTAGAATTTGTTGCAACATTAATAGGGGCAGTACGTGTAACTGCTTCTGCTGCTGCAGCGTTTCCTTGCTTACGTGGACGACCACGTTTTGTTTTTTTGCCAATGTCGGCTTTATACAAGTCTAGGACTCGTGAAGCCCATTTAACGTCTGTGCTATTTTTTAAAATGCCATCTGCTATACTAGGTGGCTGCGCTTTGACCCACTCCTTAAATTCATCTGACTGTTTTATTTTAGGAAAGTCATCATGCAGGGCTAGTAATTCTTGATAAGCACTTTTAGCTTTTAGCTTCTCTTCTTGCTTATTAAGACGACTTACTTCTGAACGAAGTTCTTCAATCTCTTTTGTAGCACTACGAGTGCTAAGAGCTTCAACTACATTATAAACGTCAGGATAACTTTCTTTAAATGATTCTATATCATCTTCACTAATTGTAGGTTGCGAAGTTTTAGAAATTAAAGCGTCCTTTTCTTCTTTCCACTCATGCAACTTAGAGTCATAGTGTTTTTTTAAATCATCATAACGTTTTTTGTAGTCATGTTCTTCTGTTTTAACTTCAGTCTTTTGTTCTTCAGTCTCCACAGAAATAGTTTCATCTTGCATAAACGTTTGGTCTTCCTCTAGGGTAGCTTCCTCTTGAACTTCTGGAGCATCTTCTTTGTAAACATCTGCTCTGTAAGCTCCTTTGTAAGGGCCTAGATTTTCTTGTTCTACTTCTTGTACTTGTTCTACCATTTTTCCTCCTTGCAGGGCCTAAACAGGGTAGCTGCTTGCTTGGTAGTATCTAACGCAGGGCTGTAAAAACAGGTAGCTGCGATTTTTCAGAAACAAATTATTTTGCTTCTTGAAACTGTTTAAACATTTCTTTTGTTATTCTACGTGCTTTTAGTTGTTTTTCTCTATTATTTTTTGTTTGAGGTGCAAAAATATTAAAATAATAATCTTTTATAGCTTTTTCATTATTTGAAGGTAGAGGATTATTATTAGTAAAGTAAGTTAATCTAGCTGCAGCTATAGAATTAACAGGAGTTTCCAAAAATTTTCTAATCTTTTGTCTACCCTCTAGAGTTAATTCGTTATCATCAAGAGATTCTTCAAGGTCCCTAAAATTAATTCCACTATCTGTTAAAAGGTCTATTTTACCTTGAATATCCCCTGTCTTTTTTAAAATATCATAAAGTACCTGATCAGTTATTTGAGTAAATCCTCCGTGACCCCTAGTTCCTCCTTCAATTTCTTCAAATTTATATGTATTTCTGTCTGATCCAAATTTTGTTTCCATACCTGCTGTAAGACCAAGTAACCTTTTAACTGTTAATCTATCCTTTTCATTATCTTCAAAAATATTAGAAACATAATTTATTGCGTCTATAGCAACCTCTTTACCCTTTTTTTTAGATAAAGGTTTTGTAATATTTTTTGCATATAATGGTATTTTAGCAATTAAACTTTGTTGAGACATTATAGTTTCTGGAAATAAATCATCTTCAGGCTTATCTTCTATTTGCTTTCTTGTTTCTATTTCCTCTTGTCTTCTTTCTGCAACTTCTTGAGCTTTTTCAAGACCGGGAAGCAGCCTTGCTTTTCTTTGTCTTTCAGCTACTTCTGCATCTTGTACTTTACTACCCTCATTCATTTTAATTCGCTTACCGATAGCAGCTTGCATTTGTTGTTGTGGACTAGCCTCTGATTGTTCTTCTTTTCTTTCTGCTAATTTTTTTTCTGTTTGCTTCTTACCACGATTATTAATCTTCTCAAGAAGATCATAACCAATCTCTTCTGCAAGCATTTTTGGTATATATATTTCTTTATTTGATATGGCTATGGGAACCTCACCTTGAACCTGTTGTTGTGGTTGTGTTATTTCAGCTAATTCAATCATAATTCCTGTCCTTTCCTCTAAAGACTTTAAGTTAGGTTTAATTATCCTTTCTATAAAGTCTCCATAACCAAATTTCTTTAAGGCTTCAACATTAACTACAAATGAGTCATTTTGTGCTTCCATAGGTATATCATCAGCAATTCCAGAGTCATCTTTACCTTCTACGTTAATTGGTCCAGTAGTTGCAACAGGTTCATTTGGTTGATCACCAAGAGCCATCATTTGTCGTTCTACTGGTGACATTTCGTCAGTTTGAGGTACTTCTTGTTCTGGTTCAGTAATTTCTTCAGTAGGTTCTTCCATTGGCTCTTGTGGCTCTTGCACTGGCTCTTGTGGAGGTTCCTCTGTCATTTGTAAACTAACACCCATGACAGTGGCTAAAGCACGTATGGCCTCTGGTGGAGTTTGTGTTAAAATTGTTTCCACCATAGATTTTTCTTCTTCAGGAAGAGCTTCAAAGTTTTCAATAAATTGTTGTTCTGTTATTTGCATATTTATCTACCAAACCTTTTTATTATTTTTAATCCATATCAGGATCACTGTCGTCATATGAATCATCTGGATCAGAAGAGGGAGGATCATCACTTGGATCCGTGTCAGTTGATGTACTTAAATCTTCTAATTGTTGTTTGTCTGCTTCTAATTCTTCTTTAGTATTTGCTATTCCTTGAGCAACATCACTTGGATCAACACCAAACTTACTTACATCCTCTAGTTCACTTGTAACGTCAGCAAGATTTTTTCCTGTGTTCGCACCTAAAGCTTCAGCAGGATCAGTTGATACGTCTACTCCTTCACCATTATTTATTAAATTTACTACTCTATTTCTACCATCTCTAGTTGATAAATCTATTTGATTAACTCTAGCAGTTTCTGCAATTTGTCCCATAGTTTTTTGTGTATCTTGACCATAACCAATAGTTGTGCTGCCTGTTAATGAAGTGTAAGCCGCTTCAAGATCAAAACCATCTCCAATAGAATTACCATTTGCATCAAACCCTACACTACTAAAAACATCGAAATCATTATCAAAATAATTTTGTATTCCTGATATTACTGACTGTCTTGATCTTCTTTGTTTTCTTTCTTCTTCTCTTTGAGCCATAAAGCTAGGATCAACTAACATTGATGTCATAGCCCCTGCTTGAAGCATTTGTTGTGCAAATTCTTTAGGGCTACCTGTAATACCATACTGATTGGCAAGTGAACTAACAAGGTTAGCTAATTCTGCATTATATTGTGCAGCTATTTCAAATCCCTCTAAATTATTAGTAGGACTAGTTGGATCATAAAAAGGGTCCTCAAATGTCATTCCTGATCTTGCAAGAGAACTTAAATCTAAATCTAAAATATCTTTAGGAGAATTAATTTCAGATAAATCTACGCTTCTAGTTCCAATTGTGGGGTCATTAATAAAACCTACTAGTCCTTGATCTGTGAACCCAACTGCTACTTTTCCAGTGGGACTTTTAGAAAAAGCTCCTGAAGCAGCCATAGAAGAATCTTGTCTATGTTCATTTAATATTTTTTCTTTATCCATCATAAATTCACCAAACATAGCAGTTACCCCTAAAATATTACCGGGAACAGCAGAAGCAATGGCTGAACCTAATTTGGGTGTGGCTAATTCTCCTGTAACTGCATCTGTAACGTAATTATAACTATAATCAAAAGGTAATCCACGAACTTCATTTAATACAGGATTATCTGTTCCGTATGTTAAATTATTACTAAAAGATTTAGTGCCTCTTTGTAATGAACCAATAGGATCAGTTACTATTTCATTAACTATACTAGATACCTTTTGTATTTGATCACTAACAGAAAACTGTGACAGACTTTTTACGGTGTTAGATAGACTAAATAAACCTCCTGCAAAATTAATCATATCAATAGGATTATTTATTGATACTTTTGATAACGAATTTATACTCTTAGCTAAATCTCCTACTGGACCTAACGCTCCAAATGCAGCACTAGTTGCTACTCCTCTGGCTAAATCCTCTGGTGATGCTCCTGCAACTGTTGCTCCTACTATTGATGGTCCAAATTGTGCTACTGTTTGTGCAGCAGGAGAACCTATTCCAAAAGCAGGTTGACCTTGTGGTGTAGAAACATTAAAGTCTGTTACTTGATCTCCTCCTACTTGATTAACAGTAGGAGTCTTAACCATGTTTAAATCTGCAAGGTCAACATTTACTTGTTGTACTATATTATTTACAAGTTCTTCTTTAGCATTTTCTATACTTAAAGGAGAATTGAAATCTACTTTATCTATTATAGGAGATAAAGCTTCTTGTATATCAATAGAAGATGATGCGGATAAATTTAAAGGTTGTTTTTTACGTTTTTTTACTCCTAATTGTTCAAGCTCTAACGATATACCTGTACCGCCTCTTACGTTAATGTTAGCATCAGGAACTTGCTCCATATATACTGGTCTTGGAGCACCTGAAGCCCTTGCTAAAGCTTGTTGAAGTTGTTGTGTGCTAGTCGCCACTCTTTAAATAAACCTTTTGTTGTTCATTAACTTGATCTTTTAAACTAATTAAATAATCAACCAATTGGAGCTTGCCCTGCAGCCGCCTCATCTCTAAGTCCGATTGTTCCTTCATTAGCTGGTCCTGAAGGTTGTTCTGGAGTTCCTGTAGGTGATCCTTCAGGCTGTCCCAAGGGGCTTGGCTGTTGATTAGCGGCAGGAGCACCTTGCACGTTTCCTTGTTGAGCATTTAGTCCTCTCAATACTTCTGCAAATATCTGTGCATCATTTATATCATTTACGAGTAAATCAGGATCAATGTCCTGTGATATTGCAAGTTCTCTTACTAAGTTAGGTATTTTTACAAACGGAGCAAGCATTGGATTCATCACAGTTTGTAGTAATGTCACTAACCTTTGGCTACGCACTTCTTTTTGCATAACAGCAGAAGTGCCTTGTGGTTTAATTTCAAGATCACCTTTAATATCAGGTCTGTCTTGATTAAACTGCATATTCCAAAAGAACATAGACTCTCCCATAGGTTTAAGAAGAAAGTCATCAATATTTTTAATAACAGTTTTAATACTAAGATTAGCACCACCAAGAAGCATACTTAGTCCTGCAGCAGTACGTCCTGTGCCTGACACGCCTGTTTGACCATGCATGATGCTAGGAAGTCCAGTCTCTTCATCTGCTAATTGTCTAGCAGCTTGATACATCTGTATATTTTCAGGAGCAGTATTAGGAAACTTAACTGCATTAATTGCAGTCCCTGTAACTCCTGATTGTCTTCTAAACACTTTGCCGGGGTAAATATCGTAGTTTTGTCCCGGCACAAGTGATGCTTCATCTACATCAAATACCACATTACCTGCAAGAGCTAAGTTATCAATAGCCATACGAATGTGACCATTCATAAGCAACTGTGCATCTTCCATATTTTCAGGTATACCAACTCCAAACAACTGGTATGGATTTATTTCATAAGGAACAGCAAAGAAAGGTATGCGATATGGTGTAAAAGGATTTAACACAAGTCTAAGAACCATGTTACCACAGACCCATGCATTTACTGGCACTTCTGTAAGATCATCCATATCAATAGGAAGACCCATATCTGAAGCTAAGTTTGCATCAAGATTACCCCAATACTCAAGAACTTCAAAACGGTCACTACTTTGTTGTACTTCCATATTTTCATTACGGATAGTATCTTCAAAGTATTTGTCATCATAGTTAGGGCCTTGATCTAAACAGGCTGCTATAGTTTCAGGATTAAAGAATGGTTTATCCATAAGATCACGCATTTGACTAGGATTAAACCTGTGTCTTTGAACAACATAAGAACAGTCCTGTACACTTGTAGCAGCAGGATCAGGATAGAAACTCCAACATGAAACAGATTCAAGTCTTGGAACTACCTTTTTGTAAGGCATATATTGTTTATCGTCCCAATTATGAACAGTCTTTGATTCATTAAGAGGTCCTTTTACAACTCCTGTACCTAATAAAGCACATTCAAATATAGAGTTACGGAAAACATTTGTTGCATTGTTTTCGTGAAGTTGATCGTGTATTATTTTTTCTAACAAACGTGCAGTTTCACGAGAAGGACTAATGGTAGGCTCTCCTATACGACTAGGCCCTTCAGCAAGGTTAGCCCCCTCGTATTTATCTTGCAACCCTCCTAAAAATGTAGCTTCAGTTGCTCCCGGTTTTAATTCTTTACCATCACCGGGAAATCCAAAAGGACTTTCAGGAACTTCTTCTTGTTGTGCCTGTCCTGTAGTATCAAGATGTGCAAATTCTGCTACTCCCTCTGGAACAGGGCTTGATTCAACTACAATGGGAAACTTCTTGTTTGCAAATAAAACATCAACTATTTGCCCATAAGCAGCAAGAACTTTTGTTTTTGTAATCTTTAAAAATACTCTGCTTCTTTCAGAATCACGAAATTGTGTATCCCCATCATAGATACCACGAAAGTTTTTATATGCTTTTAGCCAACGTTGTTCATGCTGATAACGACCTGTTTCAGCATCTTCAAAACGTGACCTTACTGTTTGTGCTACATTGGTAGCAGTCTCATCTATAAAGACTGCACCAACTGCATCTCCTAGTGGCGAATCAGCCATGAGGTTTCCTTTTTATTAGTAGTCGCGTTGCTCTGCAAGTGAATCAAAGTTAGCATCAATCATGTTCTCACCTTTACGTGGCATATCTACCTGTAAAGCTTCACGATCAATAGGACCCACTAGCATTTGATCTAGCCCTTCACGAAACAATTGTGCTTCATTTTCACTTGATAGTTCACCTTGTTTTTTCATCATTCCCATGATGTATCCTGCGTCATTATTGTAATTCATAGCTTTCTCCTTTTAGTAGCCAAATACAGAATCAAAAGCTTGAGGTTGTTTTTCTTTTATCTTATTCATCATAGAATTAATGGTAAGATGTCCTCTAGCTCTAGTCATGCACATATAGCGCAGTGCATCATACGCATGGTCATCCGCTTTTGTATCTACATCTTCAGGATTAGACTTAGATAATGGAAGACTAGATAGGGTGCGAATGAGGTCAGTGCAAGTAGAAAGTATTTTTATTCTTGGTTCCTTACTAATAGGATCAAGTTGTAATCTACGATGCAACTCCATTTTTCCTGCTAACCTGTTACGATCTGATGGGGTAAACCTAGCACCACAACGTATTAAAGTTTCTGCAATACTAGGCCCTGTGCCTGTTCTATTCCAACAAGAAGCATCAAGAACAGAGTGATACATTTGAGGATCATCCCCTTCAATGTTAATAATTATGTTTGCAAGGTTTTCAGCAGTTTGTCCTTTACCATAAAATTCTTTGTAAATCCAAAGAGTATCATCCCAATCTAAAGCACCCCAAAGTACGCAAGCAGGGGCAGAGTATCCATAATCTGCTGCACGAAGTCGAAGCCAGTTAGTAGGTATTTGAATTTTAGATGCTTCAACAACATGAATACCCCTTGAAAACTCTGGGAAGGCTGCTCCCTCTGCAACATCCCAATCCCCATCAAGAAGCCTCCTTCTTTCCACTTCTGGGAGCGATCTTAGCATGGCTTCATATTCACCGCTCTCTGCTAAGTAGGGGTTATCAGTCAACCTTGCAGGAATAAATTTACGAAGAAATAAAGGCTGACCTGCTTTTCCATTTGGTGCTGACTCAGGCCATACTAAAGGATGACCAGTTTCAACGTCTGTAGCTGCAAACGGTGTATTAGCAGGGGCAGGATCAATATACATTTTCTTAACCCACCATCCTCCTACACCACCGGGGTTGCCTGTGCAACGCATATAAGCATCAATATCTGAATCAGTAGTACGAAGACGAGAACGTAAATATTCCCAAACATAAGGAGTTGGGTAGTGTGTAATTTCATCAATACCTATCCATGTAAACGCTTGCCCTTGATACCTTGTAACATCTTTGTCCTTATCAAGGTATGAAAACCATGCGGTAGCACCAGATGGAAACTGCCACATCGCTTTGGATTCTCTAAAGACTGCACCGGGAAAAGCTTTTGGATAAAGTTGCTTACTTTTATCAACAAGCTCTGTAAGTTCGTCCAAAGTACGCCTAATAATAAGAGCACGATGATTGGGGTTATCACAGTACCTAAGAAGATCAGCAAGCAAAGCATAAGACTTACCGCCACCTGCAGCCCCACCATAGAAAACATCCCTTTCAGGACTTGCCAAAAAGTTTGTTTGGGGACCTGAATTAGGTTTGAAAACAACATCAGCTTCATTCTCCACAAGTTCTCTTACAGCTTTCGGCACATTATTTAGTGT